GTGTAGGAGCGATCGGCCATGATGTTCATGATCGATGCCTTGAGACGCATGTTGGTGGTCTTTAGTTTCAGGTTTTCTTCCTCCAATCCTTTGATTCGTTCCAAGAGTCTCCTCTCCTCCGTCCATCTTGGGTTCTTGGCCGGAGCATTAGTAATGCGGTCTTCCGCATTTTCCTTCTTAGTCCCCCAAACTAGATTAGACCGGACATTGTTTGCGGGGTTGTCGTCCTTGTGGCGACAAACTTCTCCTGGTTGAGGAAGTCGATCCCAAGCCATGAGCACCGCACGGTGCACCAGTAGCGCAGGCCGTGAGTGGGATCGTAGCACGTAGATATGCCCTGAGCCTGCAACTCGGACTCGAGCTGGTCCACCATTTTCCCGGATGTCTCCATTCTCATTTACCTCGAATTCAGGATAGCCTGGGACTGTCCGCCAAACCACTGTACTTGAACCAACATCGGTCTGAAGATCGCCAGAGTCGCTGGGCTGCTGGCTCGGTGAAGTCTCCGTTGGCAAAGACAATGTTTCGACATCCTGTATTAAGGAGGAGCTTGGTACATCGCATGCAGGGGGCATGGGTGGTGTAGCAGACATGTATATCATCCGGTACGTGACAGGTCAAAAGAGCATTTTGCTCCGCATGTATCGCCTCGCAGAGGTCAGACCCCCTCGGCGCATTTCTACCAGGGCAGGGCTTCTCCAGGCAATGCGTCTGTCCCCTCGCATTACCATTGTAACCAGTACCAACAATACGGTACCTGGTATCAACGAGTACACAGCCGACTGCCAGCTTCGCACAGGTAGCTCGTTGAGCCAAGACGTATGCTATTTCTAGCATAGTCTGGTCGATCGGGGGTCTACCGATCAAGGGCATCCTCCAGTAACTTAGCAATACCTTGATTCGGGGGAATCCATCCAGGAGGTTTAATGGCATCGACATCGTTTCCTCTTGTCGTTTGTCCCCGCTGCTTCTTCATGTTGCAGTTATGGACATGTTCAAAGATCTTGTCCATGGGTATACCCATTTGCCACGCGGTACCTAGTGCAACGTAGATGATGTCGGCGAGCCCATCGGCTGCTTCTACCATGTCGCCCTTAATTGCCGCGTCCGTGAATTCGCCAACTTCTTCGAGTAAGAATCTGGTGCGCTCGATAACCCACGTTGGGCTTACCAACGTAGGAATGTCAGGGAAATTCTGGCCTAGGACTCGTTCATGAAAGTCACTGACCTGCTTAAACATTGAGCTCATAAGGGATGGCCTCAGCAAATTGGTAATTCTGGATCTCAATGTTATCAGGCTTGAAATCGAGCACTCCTGACAACAGTAAGGCATAGGTCGGTAGCTTAGAGGTCTGGTTGCGGGCTTGCCTTTCCAAATAAGTATCAATGTGGTCAACGTAGACATGTGTATCCCCGAAGACGAACTGCAAAGTCCCTGGTCTACGCCCTACTTCTGCAGCCATGGCTATCAATAAGGCGCTATAGAGTACAACGTCCGATGGCAAACCTAGGATCAGATCCACCGAACGCATGTATACCTGACAGTCCAAGGCACCATTGTTATTGGCGTAGAACTGAGTCAACAAGTGACACGGGGGGAGACATGCCTGTGCTGTGGGCGAGTAAGTGGTTAGGACATGCCGTCTGCCATCTGGGTCGTTCTTAAGCGAAGCGATGACATGTTTGAGCTGGTTATGACCGCTCTTTTCCCAGTTGACCCACTGAGCACCATAGATCTGGCCTACTTCCATGTCTTCAACCATGAGACCTAGGTTACCAACCCATGCTTTGGCGTTTCGGTCCCAGTAGTTACAGCCCCACTCTTTGAAGTCTCTGATGACTGTCGCCCCCCTAACGAAGGCTGCGAGTTCACCGAGTACGCCTTTGTAATAGATACGGCGTCGGGTCAAGAGTGGGAATTCGCCGAACTCCAGCTCTCCGATGAACAAACTTTGACCAAAGAGGGCTAGAGTCGCCCCGTTCCTGGTGTTTCGTGCCTGGCCACTACCTATGACGTCTTTAACCAGGCTGTCATAGCTAGCTTCGTAGTCCATCGGGGTCCTTATCGAGGTAGTCGAGTGCAAAGACCGCGTAGTTGATGAGGTCCAGCAACGTATCATTCACGGACTCGTAGTTGGGTTCCCTGGCCAGTTTCGTGAGAGCAACCAGGCGTTGCGTCTTGACATGCATCATTTGGACATACGATGGCATGCCATACGGGAAGTACGAATGCAAGCCGAGCTTGTCGTCCCCGTAATCCTGGTGTTTCTTGACCACCGTCTCCATTGCGGGGGTGATCAACTTGATATACTGAGCGTGATCCACGTTAGATCCTTAAAAGGAGTGAGGGGCCGAAGCCCCTCGGTTTTTACATGGCCGCCGTGTTGACAGGCTGTGCCGCGGGTTGCGTTGCGGGTTGCGCCTGTGACGTCGCAGGAGTAGCGGGTTGTCCGCCATTCGCCGCAGCTGCCAGAGCCGCTTGTTGAGCTGCTGCCAGTTGAGCCGCTTGCTGTGCCGCTGCCTGGGCTTGAGCTGCTTGTTGCGCAGCTTGAGCCGCTTGTTGCTTTGCCGCTTCAACTGCCGCGTTCTCAGCTGCCGTCGCCGCGTTCATCAGTTCCTGTGCCTTGGCACGAAGGGCTGCGGGATCAACTGCTGCCTTCTTCTTGCCCAGGTTCGGATTCTTCAGAGCTGCCTTGTAGTAGGCGATGCAAGACGGCGAAGTCTTCGCAGTCGGGAACTGCTCACGGACCTTCGTCAGAACATCGGCGGTAGGCATACCAGCAGACAGAAGTCCCTTGGCGAATTCGCCAATGCCTTGGTTCGGACCGCGCTTACCAACGGTGCTGTACTTGTTGGTACCATCAGCAGTACCGGTTGGCGCAGTGCCAGCATCCGCACTTGCAACTGCATTAGCGATTTGCTGTTCAATCGAGGGACCCCCAGCAACCTTTTGGAAGCTCAGAGGAGGCGTTGCCGCTGGTGTCGCGGGATTGGTGGACGGGGTATCCATATTTCTATTCTCCAGATCAGTGATTGCGGCACGGGCAGCCGCTAGGTTTTTGAACTCAGTTTGGGGACCAACACCTTTGCTTGGGGCTATTGTGTTGTAACGAGCAATGAGTTCTGACATGCTCATATTCTTCAAATCCATAGAACTCTCCTGGTGTTCACACCCTGAAGAATTTCCTGGTGTGAAATTCATTATAACACAGCCAATGCCACCGTGTAAAGCACTTTTACATTTTGTTACACTTTAATCTGTTGCAACGCGGCAAAGACCTTATTCTGGGTCAAATCCTTCTCTACCAGTACCTTTGCTACCGTGACGTCAATGGTGTCTTCGACTGTCAAAATGTAGTTCATCACTGGCTTAGTCTGCCCCTTCCGGAGGAGCCGGGCTATTAGCTGGATGTACTCCTCGAGATTGTAGGTCAACGTGAACCAAGCCAGGTTATGACCGCCAAACTGCAAATTCAAACCCAGAGCTGCCGCGCTAGGTTGTACTAGTAGTAGTGGATGACTGCCCGTGTTCCACTTCTCAACTGTATCTTGTAGCTGGTTCTTAGTCATTCCTCCTTTGATAAATAGTGCCTCAGGGTAAATCTTGATCAAACGCTCGAACTCATGCTCAAATTGGTATGCCACCATTAGTGGTTCACCGGCCATCTCTTCAACGAGGTCATTTAGTGCTTCGACCTTTGATAGATGCACCTCGCTCCAGACCCGATTTGTTCCAGGGTGATAGACAGCCCCACCAGTGAACTGCCTTAACTTCGAAGTCAGTACCCCCGCATTCGCCGCAGTCACCACCCCCATCTCAAGAGCAATGATGAACTCGTCATGGAGCTCTTTGTAGAGCTTCCTGATAGGCGGGGTCATTGGCGTAGTCCGTATGACATCCAAAAGTGGTGGTAGATTCAGGAACTCGCCTGGATCCATGTACATACAGATGTCTTTGATCTTGTCAACCAAACGGGTAGCTGACTCATCAGAGATATAGTAGCGGTACTGATCCCAGGGCTTCTGGTAGAAGTACTGACTTCTGAAGTGCGTAATGTACCGACCCAATCGTTGTCCTAGATCTAGGACCATGATCTGACCGAAGAGATCAAGTAACCCGTTCGCTGCGGGGGTGCCTGTCATGCCCCAACGGAAGATGAAACTCGGAAGCAACGGCTTCAGGAGCTTGAATCGCTTTGATTGAATGTGTTTAAGACGAGTAAGTTCATCGCAAGCCAGTATGCTAAAGTTATGCCCACGTGCGAGTAGAGGAGCTGCCCATGCAAGAGCATCGTAGTTAATAACAACCACATCATTGGAGTCATCCATCAGGATCTGTTCGCGCTCCGGACCCCGGGCCAGAGCTACTTTCATGCTCGCAAACTGGCGCCACTTCTTGGGCTCTGCCATCCACGTTGTCACTGCCGCTGTAAGAGGGGCTATTACAAGCATCCTGGCTGAAGTCGAACCCCGAACCTTGTAGGTATTTACTTGTAATTTGGCCGCCAATACAATAGAAGTCTTCCCGAAGCCCGGCGGCAGAAACAAGGCAGAGCCAATTCGAGAAGCTAACCACTGGACGCCTCTACTTTGATAATCGGCGGGGACCCATTCAGGGCTGGCAAAGCCTTCAAGGACAGCATCAATTCCAGGAAGCGCGAATAACTCTCGACTACTTCCACTTGAAAATGCATTGATCTCAGCTGTGAATGTATGTGTTTCTGGAAATTCATCGGCTCCTCCCCCATCCGCTTGAATTCTATCCACACCATTCGCCCGTTGGGAGCTAGGAGTATCCGATCCGGGAACCCCTTCCGCTTCTCTATCTTGATTAGTAGACATTGATGTTTCTCCGCTAACTTAACACAGTTATATTCAACAGTACCTTCGAGTGGTTTTACATTCAACTTGCCCTCACAACGTTAGAATTTACAAGGTCCACCTTTGCTTTTAGAGTAGGTGCACCACTTACATTCACGGCTGGGATTCTCGACCCAGACCTCAGTATTGTACAGCGCTTCTGCTGCCTTCTCGTACTTTGTCTTAAGCCTTTCAAGCTCTTCGGCACTGTACTCCCGCATGTAGCTATCATTTTGATCAATGAACCAGAACTCAGCTTTTACCGTCTTAACTTCAGGGTGCATCGCATAACCAACGATGGCATACAGTTCGACCTGGTCTTCTGAGGGGATGCGATACTTGCCTGACTTGAAGTCAATGACTCGTAGGGTATCCTTGTCCTTAAGGATCTTCGCATCCATCTTAGCGCGGAGCCAGGTGCGCTTATCGAACCAGTCAGGTAGAACGTTCCAGTGATTGTCCAAGCCGATGGCTTGTTCAGCTGTGAAGTTAGACGTCTTCAAAGCGTCAAAGGCCTCCTTCCACTCTGCTAACTCAGGCGGCAGATCCACGATCCAACCCTGGAGGTAGGCCTCAATGGTTTCATGCATTTCATTTCCCCGCGCCATGGCATCATTACCAGGCTGCGGTAGTTTCTGGATATACTGGTACTCGAACTGCTTTTTACACTTGCGGAAAGTGTCGAGTTTAGACCAACCCCAGGGGGCTTCGAACTTGGGCATTACAGCTCCGGCGTTACGGTGTTGGTAGGTTTCATGCCCAATGCACGTGTACCACCACCTTTAGTTTTGGCGAAATTTGGCCCCTCAGCCAGATCAACAACAATCTGGTATCTGAGCCGCTCTGCGAAGGCCTCGGTCATGGCTTCACCCAGTTTTGTGGGGGTGACTCCTTCGTCGACCTGGGCTACTAACTGGTCATGTACTGATAGAACCAGTTGTCCTTCGTTCTTCTCAACATAGTTCAGCATAGCTAACTTGGTCTGTTCAGCTGCTGAACCCTGAATCTTGTAGTTAACGAGCTTGTACTCGTAGGTCATTGTACGTCCGCCATTGACCGCCTGCTTAGGTGTGTCGGTAACATACTTTCTACCATTGATCGTAGTAATCGCACCACCAAGCCTTTTGCCCTGGTCTGTAACTGCTTTCGAGAACTGCTTGATCTCTGGCAATGCTCGAAGGTACTGCGCCTTAATCCAGGCTGCTTTCTCAGTACTGCAGTCAATTGATTGGGCTATCCGTCCTACTCCTGCACCATAGAGAACTGCAAAGCCTAGGGTCTTTGCCACTGGCCTAGTGAGTTGCGCTATGTCCGCAGCTATCTGGTGAATATCACTGGTGGGCTCTGCCAGTATGCGTTCAAGCAGGGCCCCTCCGACGAAGTGTGCCAGCAGACGCATTTCCTGCGCCTGATAGTCACCCCCTACAAAAGTCTTTCCTGGATCAGGGATAATATATTTGCGGATCTGGGGAAGGTCAAACCCGACTTGGTAGTCGTCGCAGTTTTTGAGTCTTCCTTTGAGCTGTTCCCAGTCAACAGGTATGTTCTGGAGATTTGGAGAAGACGAGAGACGACCTGTTCGTGCTCCTGTGTCTGTATAGTTACGAAACTGGTTCCACTTGATGTAGAGTCTGCCATTATCCTGATATTGTCTATGCCATGGACCAATAAAAGTCCGTAGGCTTGTTGCAAGCGCGCCTCGTATAAGGAGCTTAGCTAAGACATCCTTATCTACGCTTTGTATAGCATTTGTCAGTGAGTCCTTTGCTACTGACCTGGCACCTCCGGGTGTAGGAAAGAATGCTGCATCGGGGTACTTTGCCTGAATGGCGTTAGCCAAATCCTCGTTAGAATCGATGTCGAAGACCTTGCCTAGACGTTCATGGATCTGGTCATCCAGTTGATCCATCTTGAAGAAATAGAAGTCGTAGTCCTTGGCTAGACCTGCGCCATCGAGGCTAACGCCTCGTTGCTCCATTTCATAGATATGGGGCATCAACTGAATCTCGAGTTGTTCAGCGTTCATTTTGCTGGTATCCCCCACTTTTCTTGTCCTACTGGTCGCTTATCGACTTTGCCATTATTGCTGCTCTTATATGGCGTTATCAAATACGGAACTGTTCTCCAGAACTTGTGCAATGCCGAACATCTAACGATGTCACCCTTTGCATAAGCGGCCACTAACTCCCAGGGTGCCTTCCAGATATGTGCTCCCCAGTCAGTCGCTTTGCCAATTCCATGGCCCACGATGTATTCCCGTACTGCGTCACGTTCCACAGGCGCCATACCCAAGGGTCCTTCACATATCTCCTTAAGGGACAGTGCTCCGTATGGATTACCCAGAAACGTGAGAAGCATGGTACATACTGTTCTGGGTCCCCACGGCAAACGAATGTTCCAGTGCTTCTGCAAGACCGCAGCATCGAATGCCAGGTTGTGTGCAACCCAGGTAGTATCATCAGCTTCCGCAAGTTCACGGACGGCTTCAATAACTGGTTCCTCATTACAGTTACCCCCATTCGCATGCCCCCAGGCAAGATAGAATGTATCAGGTACTAGAGGCTGACCGTCGACCATAATGGCTAGACCTACCGGCTTAGGTGGATACTTCGGCAGTACGTCTATCTCTTTGGTCTCAAAGTCAAAAACTACTTCTCTCATCTTTGTCCCTTTGTCTTTTCTCTGGACTCACATGAACCCAGGAAAAAGAGCCCTGGTCCACCAGGGCAAACTTCCGGCTATGGCAACTGTGAAGTCTCGCCGGAAGAGCAGAACTTAACTTCTAATGAAGGGTAATGTGATCCCTCCGAAGAAAATCCCGATCAATATTAGTATGAAGATGATCGCAATGATTACCTGAGCTACTTTGCCGAATGGGTCCGGTAGTGGTATCAGAGCAGTGAAGATCCACCACAAGACACCAAAGATCAGAACCAGTACTAGCAGCTGAAGAAGCAAGTTGATCACGTATACGCCTCGAACGTTGGTTATTCCAGTTGAGGGTACGGGCTCAAGGCTAACTGGTAAGCCTCTTCCTGCCTCTGGAGAAGCAGCGCTCGATCAATGTCAGGTGAATGTTCCTTGATAGCCAGGTGCACCTTGAAGAAGGTCTTCTTGTCTTCGGTGACTGACATAGTAGCAATGAACTCACCGCTCAGATGTCCAGAGTCCGCGCAACGCCCGACATAGTTCTGGATCGAAGCGAGCGAGGTCACAGGGACTTTCGCGGTGTAGAGGGGTGCTGTCTTAAGGGGGACAGCCGCCGGTACGATGATGACACGGGCCCCCTCACGACAGGCTTTGCCTTTACCTGGAACATTCGAACCAGGTCTCGGAGGAGCTGTTCCCCACTTATTCTTCGAGCAGTCCATACACACATCCGACTGAGGATTAGCCGCATCTGGATGGGGCGCGACGCTATCCAGAGCGTAGCAAGCTGGGACTTGCGCGTTGTCTGCATCATAAGGACCGTCGTACCAGGCACGTTCGGGGATCGCTGCCAAGACACGACAATCGATCTGGTTGTTCGGCACTGGGTTACCGTCAACCTTGAGGTTTGCGTTCTTGAACGTGATAAATGCACCACTTGTCCGTAGTGACTGCGCAGCTTTGGCCTGACGCTCCAGCTGCTCCTGGATTCTTGCCTTGATGACATCTGAACTTTCAACTTCAGTTGACATTTACTTTCTCCGTTGACTCTGTAAGGTCCCACAACGCTATGAAGTGGAACAACCAATTTCTCTGATCTTTGGTGAGGGCTAGGGATCTGTCATTGTACAACTCCTCTGCACATTGTTGTGGAAGGGACTGGCCTTTCAGCCAGCCCTGGAGAACTACTGAAAGTAGCTCGGTCATTTAGAGGCCTTTAGCATTGCATCAAGCTTCTTGCTGGCGAACCTTACGCCAAGCACTAAGCCAAGGACAAAGTTGATGATGCCCCAGATAACTGTGACAACAACGAACTCCATTAGATGCCTCGAGATGCTTTTGTCAATGAGATGTCAACGTCCTCGACCTTGCTGACACCAGGAATGGTGATCCCGTCATCGAACCTGGCACGCCAAGCTGTGACAGAGACCCGCTTCTGAACCAAGTCGAACTCGCCGGTCTGCTGGATATACTTCCAGAGCTGATCCCAGTCTTCGA